TATATATGAATACTACATTTAATGGATATATTGAATATCCGGACAGTTTTAGTATTAGAGATATTAATGACGAATATGGTCAATTAAAAAGTGCTAGAGACGCCGCAGGCGATCCTAGAATACAAAAAGTAATTGACAAAAGAATTGTAGAACTACTGGACGAAGATCCAGAAGACATACTACCAGATTCAGACTTTGTGCCTCATATGATGTATGACGCACAAGGTAATGAATATATGGCAAACACTGAAGCCGAACATTTAAGTATGGCGGCTATGGGTTATACACACAATAAACCCGCGGTATAATTGCTATAAATATAAACAACACTCAAAGGAGGCGAGGTTACAATGACCGACAAAGAAACATTGGCACAAGGTGATACTGAAGCACCCATCACAAAAGAAGTTCAGGTTGAAGAAGAAACAGTTAAAACTTATACGCAAGAAGAAGTTGATAATATGATGGCTCGTATGAAAGGGTCTATCACTAAAAAAGTTCTTAAACCGTATGAGGATTTAGGTGATCCAGAAGAACTACGCAAATTAAAAGCAGAAGCAGAGCAAAAGGCTCAAGCAGAAGCAATTAAAAGAGGCGAGTTTGAAGAAACACTTAAAGAACTGGCAAATAAAAAGGATCTAGAGATTCAAAAACGTGAGAACATCATCAAAGAATATAAAGTTAACACACCTTTACTAGATGCCGCGGCAAGATACAAAAGTATCAACCCAGAGCAAGTAAAACGTTTATTACACGATAGAGTCCGTTTAAACGAAGAAGGTAATGTTGAAGTTATAGGCAATGATGGTAAAGTTCAATATGATGACAGTGGTAAATTGGTATCTGTTGACAATTTGGTTCAAGGCTTTTTAGCAGAGAATCCACATTTTGTTCAAGCAACACCAAGCACTACAAACAGTAGTAGCAATATCACAGGTCCAAATACTAGAGAACTTGATATCACGAAGTTGGATATGAAAGATCCAAAAGATAGAGCTCGCTATGCAGAATATAGAAAGCAAGTGGGCATAAGATAATCGTAAAAGGAGACCATTAAAATGGCAAACGAAATCAAATCAACAACCACTACATTGAACGATCTTCTTTCACCAATCGTGCAAGAGGCAATGTTTATTGCTAATGAACGTTCATTAATGAGAGGTCTTGTAAAGAATTACTCGGTTCCAGCGAACGCAGGTAAAGTATTACAAGTTCCAATTTATCCAAAACAAACAGCGGCGGCTTTAACTGAAGCAGATGATCTAACACCAGCGGCAGTTTCTACTAACGTAGCAAACATTACATTGGCACAAGCAGGTCTAATGACTAACGTTTCTGACTTATCATTAAACCACAGTGAATCAAATGTAATCTCTGATATCGGTAGATTATTTGGTGAAGCAATCGCGGCTAAAATTGACGCAGACGTTATGGCACTATTTGATAGTTTCACAACTAACGTATTAGGTGACGGAACAGCGGCAATCACAGTTGAAGACATTTTCAAAGCAGTGGCAAAACTAAGAGCTAGATCCATTCCAATGGAAGGCATTGTGTGTGTTCTACACCCTGAAATTGCATTTGACTTAAAAAAGAACTTAACTACAACTAGCACAAATCCTTTTGTTGGTAACGGTCAGTCTGACTTATCAAACGAAGCGATGAGATCTGGCATAATTGGTTCTTTAGCAGGTATCCCTGTGTATGAAAACGCAAGTATGGCAAACACTGGCACAGCCGGTGATTACAAAGGTGCTGTATTCCACAGAGATGCAATTGGTTTAGCAATCGCAGAAGATATCAAACTTGAAACTCAACGTGACGCTAGTATGAGAGCGACGGAAATCGTAGGTTCTGCAACTTATGGAACTTCAGTTCTTGAAGAAACATATGGTTGTGAAATGCACTTCGATAGTTCAATCGTTTAATATAAGGATATTGTTATGGCTTTCATTGAAACAGATACAGCAGTAATAAGTTTCGCTCAATACACTGATATTCAGGAAACTGATTCTCGTTTGTTTGTGACCAATGAGAGTTTAACCGAGACAGTGGTTACTGATCT